AGACATGGGAAACCATAAAGACAACACTTTCCGATGTATGGAACGGAATAAAAGAAACAGCCCAACTTGTATGGGATGGAATAAAACTATACTTTGAGACAGTTCTTTCATTTTGGACAAACCTCTTCACGAATACATGGAATGGTATAAAAAATACTGTTTTGGGTGTATGGGAAGGGATTAAGACTCAAGCCGAGATTATATGGACAGCACTCAAGATGGCTGTTGAAGATCCAATCGGTGCATTGAAATACTTCCTTGAAAATACATGGGAGAATATTAAGACAACAGCGGCAAATGTATGGGAAGGAATTAAGGGAGTTATTACCGCACCAATAGATGCGGCGGTCTCTGTCATTTCAGGACTAATTGAAAAGGTCAAGGGATTCTTCCCGATTAAACTTTCAAACGTATTCAGCGGATTCAAACTTCCTCATATTTCCTATGAAATGGTTGAGGGATTCCTTGGCATCAAATATCCGAAATTCTCGGTTGATTGGTATAAGAAAGCATACGAGAACGGAATGCGATTCAGCCAACCAACAGTATTACAGACACCGCAAGGATATAAGGGTTTTGGTGACGGAAATGGTGCTGAATGGGTTGTCGGAGAGAACTCACTTCTTTCCAAGATTCAAAGAGCGGTCAATGGAAGTCAACTAAATCCGGCGCAAATATATGAGGCGGTAAGGCAAGGGGCGAGCGATGCCACCTTGAATCTCTATGCTGACGGACAAAAACTGACTAATACAGTAAATGCGAGAAATACGATGATGCTCGCTAATACAAGAAGGAATCAGGGGGCATTTTAATGGCTTATGACATTTCTTTCAACGGAATAAGGACAAAAGAGAAGGGGATTGCGGTCACAACAAGACCGCAAATCCCGACACCTCAAAAGAGGGTGCAATTTGTCGAGGTTGCCGGGATGGATGGCTCTCTCAAGGTGTCCGATGGCACATACGAGGACATAAGGCTTGATGTCTCTCTTAATTTTGTCAGATCGCCAAAATGGTGGCATGAGACAGCAAGGGAAGTCAGGAATTGGCTGACAGGCTCGGGCATTTTAAGACTCGACAATCTCTATGGTTGGCATTATAGAGTCAAAGAGGCATCATGCTCGGGTATCGATAACATAAACAAGATGGGCGGTCAGTTTACCGCTCAATTTATTTGCGAGCCTTTTCAATATCATGATGGTGGCGATTCATTCCTCTCGGTTGATGAGTGCCTTATAAATCCATATTACCTCTGCAAGCCTGTATATAGGATTGAGGGGAGTGGTCAAAAGACACTCACAGTAAATGGCAAGACATGGACAATAAATGTCACAGGAACGCATATCAACATCAACACAGAGAAAAAACTCGTATATAACGATTCTATGGTCAATTTGAGACCATCTACAAGCGGAGAATATGAAGATTTATTCCTTCCAAATGGGGTGAATACAATCTCAATATCAAGCGGTACACTTAAAATCATGCCAAATTGGAGAAGTCTATAAATGATTGATTTATATGTTGCCACAAATACAAATTATGAAGTGAATGGCAACATGGAATTGTTGCCAACTTCTTGCATTGTAAATGCAGAAATAAACGGAGCATGGACACTCTCTCTCATACATCCAATTGACGAGGATGGAAGATGGGAATACATTTCCGAGGGTGCTGTCATCAAGGTGCGCTCTTTCAATGGGATTCAACTTTTCCGAATCAAGAGGGTGCAAAAACAAGACAGCGGAATCCAAGCTCTTGCAGAGCCAATATTTCTTGATGCGGTTGGTGATTGCTTTAATTATGATGTAAGACCGACCAATGCGACAGGCGGTGCAGCTCTCACAGCAATTCTTTCCGCAAATAGCAAATATTCAGGCTCATCAAATATATCCATAAGGTCAACAGCCTATTACATTCTCAAAAATGCGATGGAATGTATCGCAGGGAGCGAGGAAAGTTCATTCCTTAATCGTTGGGGCGGTGAGATAGAGTACAACAACCATCAGATCATCATCAATACTCGTATTGGTGAGGATAGAGGGGTTGAACTACTCTATGGCAAAAACATCCCGACAGATGGAATGAAAGAGACAATTTCCATTGAAGAGGTTGTCACAAGGGTTGTGCCAAAGGCTTTCAATGGGAGACTAATCTCATCAGGCAATAAGTACGTTAATTCTCCCTTAATCAATAACTATCCGACAATCACAACAAAGGTTGTGGAATATCCGCATATTATCTATAAGCCCGACTTACAAGGCGAGGCACAAGAGGGCGATATAATATGCAACACCTTGACACAACTCAACACAGCACTCCGAAATGCGGCGGCTGAAGAGTTCAGCGAGGGAAACATTGACAAGCCTCTCATATCCATTGAATGTGATATGGTGCTCTTGCAGAATACCGAGGAATACAAGGATTTTGCATCTTTGGAAACTGTCTCACTTGGTGACACTATCCATTGCAACCATTCAAGGCTTGGAATAAGGTCGGATGCACGAATTGTCGCTCTAACTTGGAACTGTCTCACAAAGGCGGTTGAGGATGTCAAAATTGGCATGGTAGAGCCAAATTACTTGCAGAGGGTGGAATCAGTACTCCAAAGAACGGAAAAGGCGATAACACCTCAAGGCGATGTCATTGCATCGCAAGTGTCAGGCTTTTTGGATGCATCAAAGACTCAATTAAGAGCACAATCAACACAAGCGACACCGATGGATGTTGTCGCTATTCTTTTTGAGGATTTAGACACCTCTTCACCGACATTCGGTGCTCTTGCTCTTGGTACACAAGGACTCCAGGTCTCAAGGACAAGAACGAATGATGAGTGGGATTGGGGAACAGCAATCACAAGCGAGGGCATAATTGCCAATTATGTGGTCGCAGGAATCCTCTCCGATAAGAACTCCATCAACTATTGGAATCTTGACACAGGCGAGTTCAGGCTTTCAAGCTCAACAACAGTTGGGGGGCAGACAGTCAATCAGATCGCAACAGCGGCGGCAAATGCGGCGGTAAGTGGTCAAACGCAACAAGACATATTCAACAAGCTCACCAACAATGGAGCGAGTCAGGGAATATATCTCAACAATGGTCAACTTTACATCAATGGTACATATATTCAAGCAGGTCAAATCAATGCCAATTTGATTACCGCAGGAGTCATCAAAGATGCGGCGAATAAGAACTCATGGAACTTGACCACAGGTGCATTCTCGACAAGCGGTGCGGTTGTATCGGGTGGCTCGATAACAGGTGCGACCATCAACAATGGCTCGGGAACATTCCAAGTCGATGCAAGTGGGAATCTCAAGGCATCATCAGCAGAGATTACAGGCTCAATCAAGAGTGGCTCAACGATTACAGGCTCAACCATTTCAGGTGGAACTGTAACAGGTACAGCAATCAACAATGGCTCGGGAACATTCCAAGTTGATTCAAGTGGAAACCTGACAGCGACATCGGCATCGATAACAGGAAGTATTACAGGCTCGACCATTTCAGGCTCTGTCATTACAACAACAGGCGATGATGCAAATTATGACTATACATCAAGTCTTGACAATGGAAAAATCGTATTCACAAGGACAGGAAAATCATCGCATGCATACGATGGCACAATATCCATTGAGGGCGGTGCTCTTATTGCAGACTTTGACCAAGCAAACTCAAAAGCAACCATATCAAATACTATTCGTGTTGAAAACAAGACAAATGACAATCAGGTTGTAATTCTCCCGGGGGCGGTATCGGTAAAACAGACCGCAAATAGTTATGTGCAAATAGGTACGGATAATATTGCAATCTATGTAAATGGCACAAGGGTATGGAGCGCAAGATAAGGAGAAAACATGAATAAAATAGTACATTTATCATTATCAAAAAAGGATGTGCCAATAAGAATTGATGTTGTGCAATATGCAACAATCCCATCAATCGTTTTTGTGCTTGATGATTACACTCCGGGAAGCAACGCAACAGCAAGTCTTTACATCAAAAAGCCTGATGGTACAGAAATATACAATTCATGCACAATATCAGGAAACCAAATCACCTATGACCCAACAACACAATCCTTTGCATCCCTCGGTACATCAAAGTGTCAGCTCCAGATCATCGAGTTATCAGGAACAGCGGTGTCCTTCCTTGTTTACGCAGATGTCACCGAGAACATCATTGATTCATCGGCAATTGAGAGTCAAGACGAGTTCACAGCACTTGAAGATGCTCTCCGAGAAGTAGCCTCTTGGGAATCCAATGCATTCCTTTACAAAGGCAGATTAACAGCAGGCACAGACCTCAACAATTTTATAGAACAAGGTCGGTGGCACTTTGGAACGGGCGACAACGTAGTCAATGCCCCTGAGGGTGTAACGTGGGGACTTCTTGAAATCTTGCGTAACGGAAATGCAGGCGGAATTGTTATGCAGAGGCTAACGGCTAATACCAAAATCTACTTGCGACAGACTACCAACACAGGCTCAACGTGGACAGCGTGGGCGGTCTTTTCTTCGGACTTGCAACGCAATCAATGGACAACGTACACCGCAACGTATCAAGGCTTGACAATCACCTTGAAGGTCAACACGCTAATGCCAACATTGATAAGGGTGAAGATTGCAGGCACAACAACAGGCGCTCTCGCAACAGCAAGTGGCTATGTTACACTTGCGACATTTAGCGATGTCTCAATGCCCGGTGGTACTTTAGGATATGCGGTTTTGAGTGCGCTTGGTTATGGGCAAATAAGGCTTGCAAGCGGAAAGGTTGACATCGGCTATACGAGAAAATTCAGCGATGGAACAACAGAGGATATTCCGACAGGCAGAGGAATATATCTCGACCAAGCATTTATTGTAGGTTAAGGGGGTGCGTTATGAAAATGACAAATAAAACTTTTGACACTCTCCGATTCATTGCAGAGGTAATCGGTTACATTGTGACCTTTGCTCTTGCGGTGAGCGAGGTTGTCGGCTTCAAGTATGGAGCAGAACTTGCGGCGGTATCTGCCGCACTCATGACAATGCTCGGCTCAATAGTCGAGGCAGCTCGTAGAAATTATGAAGGGGGAAATCATGAATCCTTGGATTGAGAAACTATTCATTCCCGGTGCCTTGACAGTAATAACAGCATTTACAGGATATGCGATACATTTACTCAAAGAGTCAAAGAAGTTCAATTCCGCACAAGCGGCAGGAACAAGGCTATTGCTCCGCAGACAAATTGTCGCAGATCATAAAAAGTATGTAACAAAAGGCGAGCCAATGTCACACTTTGCCTATGATGACATCGTGGAAGTACATGAGGCATATAAGGCTCTTGGGGGAAATGGCTTGACCGACAAAATGTATAATCAACTTAAAAACATTGATATTGTAGGTGATGACAAATGAGGAAATTTACTACACCAACACTAAACATCACAATTAAGAGGAAGTCAGGCGAGGTCGCAACAGACCTCGTTTTTGATTATCTCATATTCACTCTAAAGACAGGGCAGAAAAGACTCGACAAAAGGGTCGAATATTCCGAGTATGAGGAAGGTCAATTCAAGGTGAGATTTACCCAAGAAGAGACAGGAGATTTTTCGGGGATGACCGCAAGAGCGGAAATCAACTTTTTCACAGGCTCAACAAGGGTTGCAACCTTAATCAAGAGTGTAAACCTTGATGAGAACTTAATCAATGAGGTGGTCGGATGATTACTGATGTTAAAACACTTGATTTCATAATAGACGAGGTCGAGGAAACTCTTGATTTTGTCATTGAGGAATATACAGCGGTTGCACCTGAAGAATATCCAGGTCCTTACGATGTAATTCCTAAAGTAAATCCTCAACAACTTGCAACACAAAGCAAGCTCATGAGGGAAAATGTCACAGTATGGGGCATCCCTTATGAAGAGGTACACAACGAGTATGGAATTACTGTCACCATTGCAGAATAAGAAAGGAAAAAGAGAAAATGGCAAAAAATAAGATTATCTATGGGGGGCAAACACTTATTGACCTCACCGATGCAACACTCGGTCAAAGCGATGGAAACCAAATATTGCAAGGTCAGACCGCTTATGGTAAAGATGGCGAGAAAATCACAGGTACATGCACCTACAATGCCGACACAACAGGAGCGACCGCATCCGCAAGTGAAGTCTTGAGCGGTCAAACCTTCTTTGGTGCATCAGGAGAAGAAACAACAGGAACAATGCCAAATCGTGGAGCGGTGTCAGGCACAATCTCCACAGTTGCAGGAACTTACACAATACAGAATGGTTATCACGATGGCTCGGGAACAGTTGGAATTGACTCCACAGAGCAATCAAAGATAATTGCAGAGAATATCAAAGAGGGTGTTCAGATCCTCGGTGTAACAGGTACATACACAGGCGAGGACATTCACGCACAGAGCAAGACCGCAACACCTTACACAACATCACAGACAATACTCCCTGACACAGGGTATGACTATCTATCTCAAGTAACAGTTGAGGCAATCTATTACAACGAATCAGCAAATCAATTCGGTACAACAGTAACAATCGGCACAGTTGCACCATAAGGGGTGATTTTATGGCAATCAATAAAGTGGTATATGGTCAGGACACTTTAATCGACATCACAGACACAACCGCATCCGCATCGGATGTCGCTCAAGGTGAGGTTTTTTATAACAATGCCGGGGTTAGAACTGTTGGAACAGGAAACTACATGGATAAGGTCTCCAATCCAACAGCAAATGACATCCTCGTTACCGATGCAAATGGTCAGGCAATAGATTCGGGCATCGCTATAACAGACAAGGCAAATGTCTCGGACTTGCCAAGCCAAGCAACAGATTCAACACTCGGACTTGTAAAGTTAAACCCCAACGAGAGTGTAGATGTAAACACTAACGGACAATTAACTGTCGGTGGTAGGCTCGGACAGTTTTCAAATGGTGGAGTATTCTATCCAACTACCATCGAGCCAACCTTGGTAGGTCCGTCAACATTTATGATGACAGATGGGGCAAAGTACTTGAGCCTTGGTGGAAGAACTTTTGGCATTATGGCAGGTGTTAACTTAACTTGTAAAAGTGCAAGTGCAGGTGCTACTCAATATAGACTGTCAAATACCCAAAGTAATAGATTTGCTTGTTTTGCGAATAAAGGTGGTAGGTTAGCAATAGACCAAACAGATGCAACAGAAAACGGAACTGCACTTATGACCGACATCTCTTTTGCAAACGGAAACCCAATAAGTGCATACTTCGGACCTACTGAAAGTAGCAATGACATTATCATCACAGTTGATAGAACTGTAAATCCAAGTGCTTCAACAACTAAATTGAGAATGTATGGAACTTCTACCTCAACTGATGTAATCATCGTTGGTCAGGGTAACGGAGCAAGCGGCGGTAAAGCAATAAGCTTGGGTCAGGCTTGCCATGCAGGTGGCAACCAATGTATTGCTTTCGGTAACTCGTCACTGTCATTAGCGAACAATAGTGTTGCGTTAGGACATACACAACTTGTTGACAAACAATTTTGTTTTTGTGCAGGTCAAGGACACGATTTCACAAATGGTAGCAACGGAACAGGTGCTGTTGGTATTGCAAGCTTAATTGACAGCAACACAGCCTTTGCGGTAGGCAATGGTATTTTCAACTCAAACGGAAACATCACAAGGAGCAATGCTTTTGAAGTCACAAAGGATGGTGGAATCGTGCTCAAGAGTCCGAATGGCACAAGGTACAAGATTACAGTTGACGATAGCGGAAATCTTACAACCACAGCACTATAAGGAGAAAATATGCTTTTTTATAGATTTAGGAAAAAGAAACCAATTACAGGACAAGACAAAAAAGGGGAACTCTTTGACATCCAGATCATAAAGGGTGAAGAGGTCTCCGAGGATGCTTTTCTTGAACTTTCCAATGGAAGGGGTGAGGATGATGTCAAATAGTTCACTTGTTAATGTGAAAATATGGTCTCCGAACTACTCATCAAGAGACGGAGCAAAGATTGAGAGAATCGTCATCCATCACATGGCAGGAAATCTCTCGGTTGAGACATGCGGAAACCTCTTCAAGAATCCAAATCGTCAGGTCTCATCCACCTATGGAGTGGGAACTGATGGCAGAATCGGTCAATATGTCGATGAAAAATACAGACCTTGGACAACAGCATCATACACATGCGATAGGGGTGCGGTCACAATCGAGGTCGCAAATGACATCATCGGTGGAAATTGGCATGTAAGCGACAAGGCTCTTGAATCAACCATCAAATTATGCGTGGATGTATGCAAGAGGAACGGAATCGCAAAACTAAATTACACAGGCGATAAGAAGGGCAACCTTCACATGCATTGTTGGTATAGTGCGACAGCATGCCCAGGTCCATACCTCAAGAGCAAATTCCAATACATTGCCAATGAGGTCAATTTGAGACTCAACGCACAAAAACCATCCGCACCGAGTTATGACAATGTAAAGAATGGAACTATCCACATCGTCAAGAAAGGGGAATCACTCTCCAAAATAGCGATGCAATATGGAACAACAGTTGAGAATCTTGTTGCTCTTAATGGCATCAAGAATCCGAATCTCATCAATGTAGGACAAAACATTGTCATCAAGAAAGGCTCATCCGAGGCGAGAAAGACGATAGATCAGCTCGCAAAGGAAGTTCCGCCTGTTTATCATACTGTTAAGAGAGGGGAATCGCTTTCCTTGATTGCTCAAAAGTATGGAACAACAGTTGACAAGCTCGTAAGTCTTAACAAAATCAAGAATCCTAACCTCATAAACATAGGGCAAGTAATAAGAATCAAATAGTTGTCAAGGGGCATATCTTAAATATCTCACACCACTCCTTCGACAGCGATATTCTACAAATCTATTATGCCCCTTTACATACCAAAGAGCGACCGATAATTGTCACAAAATAAAATAGAATGGGAAGATTCAACAGACGATTAAGAACTCAAATGGTCGCTCTTCCATGCCCGAAAGGGCAAAAGCAAGAGCCATTTTGACTCTTCCTGACCGATGCCCCCGAAAGGGGGCATTTTTTATTACATGAAAAAAGACCGCCAATGGGGAGAGGCGGTCTAATGGAAGGGGGAATCATCACTATTTTGTCAACTTGTCGAGCTGGCGAATAATGATGAAGTTCTGCTCAATTATTGCTCGGAGACATGAAATCTTTGCAACATCCTCGGCTTTTCCTGAAAGGGCAACACCAACTGTCATCAGGTTGGAACTTGTCATTGTTGTTGCGATGTCTCGGAGTGCCTTTGCGGTCAATGGATCTGAAACATTTTCAAGTCCGTATTTGTTCATGATTTCTTGCATTTTGCGTTCTTGTTTATCTTCTTTAGATTCCTTGTTGAATAATGCCATGATGCACCTCATTTCCTGACCAAAATAACTTATTTATATTTTAGGGGTTGACAATATAATTTGCAAGGGTGTATATTTATCTTGCGAGGTGGATTATTCCTAAAATCATAACTCAAAGGATATGTTTAACACACTAAAGTGTAAGATTCCACCTTGCAGAAAAGCGAGGTGGATTTTTTATGATTAGTAAGAAGTACAAACAGCATATCACAGTTGAATCCAAAGATGCAATGGTCTTTGACCAACTGTTGAATCGTGCAATTCAGGAACACTCATCACAGAATGTAGAGGTCATTTACAAAATGAATGCTGATGGACATTGTGCCTATGTGACTTATGAATGCCTTGTCAATGTAGCGGAAAATCTCGAGGATGAATACGCACTTCAGGGGATTTCTTTCTCATGTGGCGAATGTCCTCATTTTATTTTACCAAATGACAAGAGAATCAAGTTCATTATTTGCGACCATAGTGGTCACAGGAGAAAATGTCAATTTGAATCAAGAGCATGCGAGTGGTTATATCATGCGGTTGAAAATGGGGAAATCGAGATTTAAGGGGGAAGAACAATGAAAAAGGTATTGAAAATCATCGGAATGATTATATTGGCACTCTCAATGGGATATGCATCCAATTGGGATATGCCAAAAGAGACAAGGGCATCTTGGCTCGAGGAACATCGAGAGGAAATCGAGGAATACGAAAGGTCAAGGGAGTTTACCCCTTATGTGATTATCGATGGCGAGATTTACGAGGGGCAATACATAGACGGAATGTGGTATGAGCCACTTGAAATCTATGGTGGAGCAATTCCCGATGAGTTCTTAATGGGTGAAGAGGATGACTTATAAAGATGCGGAAATGCTCAAAAAAGAGCTTGAAAAACAGGGTTACAAAGTAAGAATCGAGGGAAACCATGATAAGACTCATCATTATAGAGACGATGCTTGCGAGCATCATCGTGGCATGCTCGCTGACACTAATAATCCTACTCACAAAATGGGGGTGGGAATGGTTAAGAGAGAGGAAGAGGAAAGATGCTGACCTATGACGAGACATATTCAATGATTCTCTCTCTTGAGAGGTCAATCAAGGATGCCGAAAAAGAGGCAGAAAACGGAAACATTGAACAAAGGGATTATGCACTCCATTGCTCAAGGTTGTTGAAACATTACATCATCGAGCACAGACGAGCTGCAAGAAGGGATGGACTACATGCAATGCGATAAGTTTACACATGAAGAAAGAATCGCACTCTCAATCCTCTCCAATAAGCCGATTAAGTCAAGAGAACTCGGAGCGAGGATGGGAACAAAGGATGCGGAAACTCGTCAGATCATAAGAGAGTTAAGGCTGAAGGGCATCAAAGTATGCTCCGGGGCGGATGGCTTTTGGATATGGAATGGCAAGGATGACTCTTGGAATCATACCAAAAGGCAGATTTACTCCCGAGCCAAGGCACTTATAGAACTACTCCGAGCGATGAACAAAGAGCCAAACGATGAACAATTGAAATGGGGTGAAATGTAATGACTTATGCACAACTAAAGCAAATCAATGAAGGACTCGGACAGATAGACATTAAAGGCAAGAAATATACACCTGTTACCGAGAGAGTGAACGGATTCCGTCAAGGTTGGACAAATGGCACAATTGAGACTCAAATCCTCTCAATGGCAGATGGCGAGGTCATCATTCAGGCAACCATAAGAGACGATGAGGGGAATGTCCTCTCAACAGGAATTGCATCCGAGGAAAAAGGCTCGTCATTTATCAATAAGACCTCATACATCGAGAATTGCGAGACTTCTGCTATCGGTCGAGCACTCGGATTCCTCGGAATCGGAATTGATGAATCAATGGCGAGTGCTGAAGAGGTCGCAAATGCCATGACTCAACAGAACAACGAGAAAAGGGATGCATCCGACACAGAAAGAGCGATATTTGAGGACTATTGCAAGAGACTAAATGTCAAACCTCAAGACGTGCTCCGAAAGACAGGATGGAAATCGGGCAAAATGACAGTTGAGCATTATGGCAAAGCTCTTATCATTCTAAAGGAAATTGACGAGGGCAGAAATGGCTGACCGAAATGGCTACAACAAGAGCCTTTTTGATACTGAAGAGGGAACTTGTTATCTATGCAAGGCGGTAGGTGATACCGCAAGGCATGAAATATATCCGGCGAGCAATAGATCATACTCAAAGGCTCTCGGAATGTGGATAAATGTATGCCCCTGCTGTCATTCTAAAATCCACAAAAACCCCTTGGATTTTATTCCCCTGAAAGAAGAAGGACAGCGAATATATGAGAGAGAATATGGTCATGAGCGATTCATGGCTGTATTCTCTCGGAATTATCTCGATGAAGAGGAATGGATTGAGTAATGGATGGATTAAAAGCAATACAACAACTTAATGATTTACAACTTGAACTCAACAACACCATCAACCTCATGGGGATTCAGGGGAAAGAGCTTTCCGAGAAGGAAAGAGACTACAAAATCGCACTTATGCAAGAGGCATTAAGGCTGAAAGACGAGGGCATGGCGGCAACCTTAATCACTTTGGTTGTTAAAGGCTCTCCCGAGGTCGCAAATTGTCGCTATGAGAGAGATTTTGCACAAAGTCGATACGATGTGTCAAAAGAAAAAATCATGGCTCTAAAGTTAAATATAAGGGTCTTGGAGCAAATCATTGAAAGGGAATGGGGCAGAGCATGACAGGTTGGGTGAAAATACATCGCAAAATGTGGAGCAATCCTGTTGTGACTAAAGATATAGAACATGTCGGACTTTGGGTATATCTCATTACTCATGCAACACATCAAGATTTTGACACACTTTGGAAAGGTGAACGGATAACTCTCCATCCGGGGCAGCTCATAACAGGGCGAAAAAAGTTATCCACAGAAACAGGCATTGACGAGTACAAAGTCAATAGAATCTTAAAACACTTTGAAACTGCACAACAAATTGCACAACAAAAAAGTGCGCAAGGCTCACTGATTACAATACTTGCGTGGGATAAGTACCAAATAAGTGCACAACAAATTGCACAAGAAGTGCACAACGAGTGCACAACAAGTGCACAACAAGTGCACACTATACAAGAATATAAAGAACAAAAAGAACAAAGAGACATACATATTCCGACCAATGCAGATAGGGTTGGTATGTCGGTCAAGGATTATTTAAGAGCGGCGGCGAAAGGAGAAATATGAATCAAGTCACACTCATTGGAAGATTAACAAGGGATGTTGAGATAAGGTCAGGACAAAATGGAAAAATATTCGCAAAAATTACTATCGCAATCGATAGACAGGGGAAAGACAAAGAGACGGATTTTCCGAGAGTCACCGTTTTTGGAAGTCAAGCGGAAAATCTCGCAAAGTATCAAGGGAAAGGCTCACTCATAGCAATTGAGGGGCATATCACAACAGGGAATTACCAAAAGGATGGCGAGACAGTATATACAACGGACATCATCGCAGATCGCATCGAGTTTTTATCTTGGAATAAAGAAAGTGAGGCATATTGATGAACTTATTTGAATTAAATCAGGCGGTAAGAGATTTTGAGCTTGAAATAGACGAGGAAACAGGGGAAATCCTGAATGCGGATGCTCTTGATTCACTCTCACTCGAAAGAGACACCAAAATCGAAAATATTGCTCTTTGGATAAAAAACCTCAAAGCCGAGGCAGAGGCTGTCAAAAAACAGAAAGAGGCATTTTATCAAAGGGAAAAGGCTCTCACAAACAAGGCTGAAAGGCTGAAAGATTATCTCGCAAATAACCTCATGGGAGAGAAATTCAAGACAGATAGAGTTGTCCTCTCATGGCGAAAGAGTCAGGCGGTCGAGGTTGATGATAACTTCAGCGATGAAAGATTCATCAAATATGAGCCTAAAATCAGCAAATCGGAAATCAAGGATGCACTCAAGAGCGGTGAAATCATAAAGGGTGCAAGACTTGTTGAGAATAATTCGCTCCAGATCAAATGAGATTTATTGATTTTTTCGCAGGTATAGGCGGATTCCGGCTCGGAATGGAAATGGCAGGGCATGAATGTGTTGGTCATTGTGAAATAGACGAGGCGGCAAATAGAAGTTATATCGCAATGCATAAACCGAAAGAGGGTGAATGGTATGCAAGAGACATCCGAACAGTTAAACCTGATGAATTACCTGAAGCCGAATGCTATTGTTTCGGATTTCCATGTCAGGCTTTCTCAATTGCCGGAGCTCGAAGAGGCTTCGAGGATACTCGAGGAACTCTCATATTTGAAATCTTGCGGCTTGCTAAAGAACGGAGACCTCGAGTGTTATTCGCTGAAAATGTCCGAGGACTCACCAACCACATGGGGGGGGTTACATTTAGCACCATTATTAGGGCAATGCAAGACTTGGGGTATTGCGTGGAATGGCAAGTGCTTAACAGCAGATATTTCGGAGTTCCACAGAATCGAGAGAGAATCTTCATTGTCGGACATCTTGGAAGATTCCCCGGACAAACGATATTTCCTATCGCAACAGACGATAAAAAGGTTGATGAGCTACAAACAGACACAAATATTATAAGTCCGACCTTGCGTGCAGGTAAAAGGGATACGGGCGGTGTCTATCCGATAATCGGGGGGGGGTATGATCCGAGTCACCGATTATCACAAAAAGGATTAAGTATCGGATTCAAGGCAAAAGCAAAAGAAATTGACATTGCTCATTCTGTATGTGCAAGAGATTACAAAGGGATGTCAAATCAGGCAATGACAACAATCATGGTGGAAGAGGAATGACAAGAGATATTTTGAAACTGAATAGGGGGGGTACTACATAGGCGATTATAGATTCGATGAAGGTGTCCGAATAAGAGACGATTTCATTTCTCCATGTCTATGTAGTAACACCACAGGAAGAGGAATCTCCACAATGATTTTACTAATCGAGGTTGATGATGAAAATCAAGAACGGAACGAATAAAGGTTATATCGAAGTGAGCAAGGGGGGGGTACTAAACTATTCATTCCTTGCAAGCGAGAAACGGAGAGGCAGAGTGATTGAGAATGGCAAAGTAAGTCCGACAATTGATTGCAAAGCAGAGGTTGGACTTGTAACAGAGGATGGAAGAAGAATCAAGGTCCGGAGAC